AGAAAGTAGCCCATGTGAACCGATTGGTATTTGGTGCTGTCCCTTGAGACTTTGAGGTTACGACCTTTCTCATAGCCGCTCCGCCGCCTTCATCTACTAATTGAGTCTGCCCGACTGCCGGGGCTGTAGTTCCACTTCCTAAAGCACAATATGTTATACCAGTATCATACCCTGCTTTATCAATCAGCATATTACCGACTAATTCTTTACCAACTGTTACGATGGTATTCTCGCCTGTTAAGACTTTAGCTACGATATTGGTGCCTGCATAATAAGCGGTTAATCTCCAATTCTCCATTAACGGAAATTGGTCTTTGCGTTTAATTATCTTCATAGAAAACTCCTCATGCCCAAGTAAAGAAATCCCATTTCATATCAGCATCATCCCATTTGTAATCTTCTGTGGTATGCTCATCCCTGCTGGTTGATTCTGATAACGACATAATCTCTGACCTTATATGGTAGCCTTCGCCTTGATCCGGTGGTATCGCTATCCACCTGCTGTAATCTGAAGCAATAGCGTCTTCGTGTCTGTCTGTCGATTCTATGAGGTCTAAATCTTCACTCTGCTGCTGTAATACTAATAGTTTATTACTGCCGATTTTCAAGGCACTGTCTTGACGCTTTGCTAAAGATGAGAAGAACTTTGTCCAGCTTCCAGTCGCGGGGCCGAGAATTGCCACAACGTCGTATATTTCTTGAGTGCCTAGCGTGTGCATCGATACAGATTCGATTAACATTTCGGTTGCCGTCAAACCTAGTGCCGTAAAAGTAATTTTTTGAAGCTGCCCGGGTCTTAATCCACTGGTAGTCGTCTGATAACTGAACTTCGATGCAGTCCTGCAATAATCGGCCAGTTTAGCACTAGCGGATTCGTTCGATGATTCACTCGATTCATGGTATGCTTCATCAACAAGGTTTTCTGTAATACCCGACCCGCCCTCTATCGTCGCTCTAGCAAGTATAGAGGCGTCATTCGTTGCCCTAGTAATTAGAGGGTACTGCCCATAATACTTAATTTGTACGGCTACAGTATTTAGAGGTGCGACCGCGGCGACCACCACCTCATCACCTTTACTCCAGTAATAATCCTTACCAGAGTCTACTTCTTTAATCCCTACAGTTTTCCCTCCGGCGTCTTCCGTAATAGTTGGTTCTTTAGCTAGAGGGTAACCGCAGGCAAATGTATTGATTACCCCGTCACCTGTGAAGTTCTCTGTCTGCTGGCTGGTTAATCCAGTACCACCCCTTATATATTGACGGTTCCTAAATAGAGGATTACCGCCTGATAGAACAGCAGAGCCCTTAATAATGTTAGTGCCTGCATCTGCATCGAACGGCGCATCATTTGTCGATCTGTCAATGAAGTACAAGTCCTGTGATTCATCTATATACCAGATGAACCCAGCAAGCTCGGCAATTGCGTCAAGAGCGTCGCTGACTTTTATGTAATTAAATATAGCCTCTGATATTGTCGGTCCCGCTTGGATTGCCCCAATACCAATTCCCTCTGCACTAAGGTAATCGGTATGTAACGCAGTGACAATCGTACCGGCGGATTCATCTGTATAAGTTGCCACTACTAACCGCTTGTCGGCTTTCCAGTGCCAGTCAACACAGTTTAATGTATGATACAGTTCACCAGACGGTGCCACAGCTATCATTTCGGGAGTGTCTATCTTCCCGCCAAATACCAAGGTGTCACTGCTGTCGTAGATAGCAACCGGTTCTCCGGTCTCAAAAGTCTTTGTTCCGGCCGTATCGACTACAACAATAGATGCTACACTTCGTTCGCCTATTCGTTGCTCTATGGAGGGGCTCCCCTTTAATAGGTCCAGTGTATCTCCGCCAATAATTGCATACATTAGATTTGCATTCCTGTCCTTACTCTGATTTCATCAACTAACGGAGCACCGAGAACTTTAGCTAGTGTTCTCCCGTCAACCTGGAATGTGATATTAGCTGTCTGATAGCCCTCTCCCATAGGTGTAACTCGTTCCATTCCGCTCTCACCGGCGATAGCGTAAGGATTTTTTGACCTCAGTCCGTACAATAATGTGGGTTCCGGAATGATACCGCCTTTACCGAATGTAGGTAACGATACTTCGGGGATATTTATGCCGAACTGCTTACCTCCAAGAAAGTCGGGTAATTTGAAGCTGATTCCATTCAACGTGCGTATAAGCCAGTTGATACCTTCCTCAATACCTTTCCATGCTGCTCTAAACGGTGCCAATATGAAATCCTTGACCTTCGCAAATATCGCTCCTATTTTCTCCGGTACGCTTTTGAACCAATCAATCATGCTATTCCATTTGTCTTTGATCCAATCGATGATTTTGCCCCATATCTTTTTTGTGACCTCTAAAATCTTGTCCCAGTTGCGGGCTATGAGAATTGGTATCCCAACAGCAGGGAATAGAATAGCCAGTATTTTGTCCCAATGTTGCTTAAAAATATCCACTATTTTATTCCAGATATTAATGAAGAACTCTTTGACCTTTTCAAATGTTGACTTGAAGAAGTCCAAAATCTTGCCCCATATCTCTTTACACCATGCCAAAATCTTGTCCCAGTTCTTCCACAGGAGAACACCGATGGCGATTAAGGCAGCGATAGCCAATGCAACCGCAGTAATAGGCCATATAGCTGCGCTAAGGGTAAACCCAAAAGCCGCTGTTAACGACGTCAATCCCGGCATCAATAACATTAGCCCGCCAAGAACGATCAATAAGGCACCGAACGCAATACTACCGATTGCAATCACCTTTGTTAGCCCCGGGTTTTCCGCTGTCCATGTTCTTATACTGTCAATAATAGGTTTTAAGGTGTCAATAATGTCACTCAAAACAGGTAAGAGAACATTCCCGATAGATATAGCAACGCTATCAAAAGACTCCTTTAGAGAAGTTGCCTGTCTTGAGGCACTATCTTCCATTATAAGAAAGGCATCATTAGCTGCACCTTCAGCCTCAGTCATTGCCTCTAAGTCTTCCTTAAACATGGTCGCATTATCACCAGTTAGCGATAACACAGCCGATCCGGCTTCAACCGACCCGAACATCTCCATTAGCATGTCATTGCTACCGCTAGAAGCATCTCTGAGTAAATTCATAGAATCTGCAAGCCCTAACTCGTTGAGCATCGCCTGCCCGGACTCATACCCCAATCCTTTAATAACATCGCTCATTAAAGCTGAGGGTTTTTGTAACGAAATCATCATTTGTCTTAATTGTGTTGTAGCTTGTGCTGTAGGAACACCCTGTTTCGTCATGGTTGCTAGTGCTGCTGAGACTTCATCAAACCCCACACCAGAAGCTGCCGCAATAGGAGCCACATTAAATAAGGAAGACGAGAGCTCTTCCATTGTGGTCTTACCGTTCTTAACTGTCGTGAACATTATGTCCGCAACTCTCTGTGTATCCGATAGCGGGATTTTGAATGCGTTCATCACAGTTGTAAGTCCGTCAACTGCTGTTTTTGTGTCAGTTATACCGCCGATGGCGGATTTAGTGGCAATCTGTAGAAATTCAATGGCGTTTTCCTTAGGGATACCCGCCGAAATCGCTTGATATAAGGCGTTAGCAGAGTCTACCGCGTCAACCCCTAAATCAGTGGAAAGCTGAAGAACATCCCCAGACAAGGCTTCGAAATCCACTTCTGAGAGTCCCAACATGGTATTGACTTCTCTCATCGCTGAGTCAAAATCTGCCGCGGCTTTCGTAGCAACGGCGAACCCGCCCATAATCGTTCCACCCATAGCAACCATACCCATGCCGATGGCTTTCTGATGTTTTTTGAGCGAAGCTCCGACACCTTGTAGCCCTTTGTCGAAGCCTGTAGTGTCCACTCCCAGCTTTAAAAGGGCATCCCCGATTGAAATACTAATATTCTCCTCCGTTAGTGAACTTCGGTATTGCAACCTGACCGAGTAAATGGTATAATATAATCAAACTAGTGAGGTGATAACAAATGCCGAAGCCAATTTATTTAGACAAGAAACTCATCATTAAACTTTATCACAATGACAATCTCAAATTACAAGAGGTTGCTGATAAATTAGAGGTTTGCAAGGATACAGTTCGCAGAAATATGAGGCGATACAACATCCCACAGAAGGCTTCTGGTATATATCGAAGGGGACAAGATACCCGCATTATCAGAATGTTACCCATTGCTAAAAAACTATACTTTGAAGATCTGTCCCCTTTGAGCGAAGTCTGCAACCGCCTGGGTATATCATTTTATACTCTGCAACGACTGTTTAAGGATAATGGTCTCCATTTTAGAAGTTCTGCGGAATCGGTCAGATTAGCATATGACCAACATCCAAGC